AAAGTTCCGCCATTGAATAGCGTCACCTTGTCTTCGTCGCTCAGAGCATCGAATGCTTCGGGGGTGTCCAGGTAATCTTCAAAACTTGCCATGTCTTACGCTCCATCTTCGGGACCAGTAATCAACCGGGCCGAGCCCTTATCGCCGGGTAGCGGTATGGCGCGAATAAATCCGCTAAACATCTGCGGGCTATCAGCCAATTACTTAAAGCTGTGAGCGTATTTTTCCGTCACCCCGCGCGAGTGCTGGATTGAATTGGCTGGAAATAGACGTAAAAAAGCCCGCTCAATGGCGGGCCTTGTGGGGTGAATTGCTTGCGAGGCTAGACTAATCCGCCCTCAATGCCTCGCTGCATCCCAACATCGGGATTCGGCGGGGTAAGCGGATTCGTGTTCTCGGGCATCGGCGCAGCGGGAATGATCTGCTCCGACTCAGGGACGATAGGCGCGGCGTCCTTGTCTTGGAATCCAGCAGAGCGCAGAAGCTTGTCGGCAAGAGGTGCAACAGCAGGGATCATTGCAATCTTCTCTGCTGCGGTCGTGGCGGAGAAGATGCCTTCGATTGCCTTAGTCACCGCTTCGGTAACGAGCTTCCCGATTTGCGCATCGGCTACCTTCTCCTTAATATCCAATTCACGCTTGGCGTTTTCTTGCTCAGGATTTGGCTTTGCGTCCATCTCCTTGATGGCCTGAATAATGTCCTGCTTGTGCGGAACATCCATCAGGGCGAACAGATACGGCATCATCACTTTTTGGTATTCAGGCGGAGCCGACTTGAACGCCTCAGACATTACATTGAGCTGCTGGGTGCGGAAACTGGGCGAACTGGGAACGTCGGATAGCGTGACCTTCAGCTTCGTGCGCTCGATATCGTTAGTCAGGTACTCAATGCCATCATCGTCAATCGTGGGCTCGTTCAGGGAGATAGAGCGATCCTCCTTCACGCCATGTCCTTCGATAGTCACAACGTCAGGCTTTCCGGCCATGTCCTCGATAACGAGAGAGATAAGCAGCTCGCCAACCATCTGACGGGCGAACTTGTGATTGTCGTTAATGTCGCCGAGCGGTGGTTACGCCTGCGCGCAAAGGCCGGACTGGGACACGCTAGGGATACCGTGCGGAGCGTGGACGGGCGACGAGTCGCAATCGCCGCCCATGCGCTTGGTGCCTTCTCGCGCATCGACAAGCCGGTCGTATTGCTGGCGATTCAGCTCAAAGTCTCGTTCAACCTTGAACGTAGCCCCGGGCTGGCCCATTGCCTTAGCGTCCAGCACGATATCCGCGTCAGGACGACCAATTTCTTGCCGGAATGTCTCGTCGTCATCCAGCACAGCACCATCAGTGCGGATCGTGCGGACAGCGGCAAGGCCCCATTGCATCTTGGAGATACGGGCATTGACCTCGTCTTGCAAATACATCATGCCGCGAATCAGGCCGAACGGAACGCCGGTACGATCCTCAAGCTTCCCAAAGAACGGCACATACGGGAAATGGCTGTGCTTGTAGGGACTAGGGCCGTCGTGCAGCAGGTGCGGGCCAATCCACCACGACATACGCACACGCGAGACGACAGCCCACTCAGGGACGATTGCGCCAGAACCTACGGCGCTGATGTGGATTTCGTTGTCATCGTCGTACTCAACGACGCGACCATCCGGCGTCTTGAGCACCAGGACGCGCTCCCATACGCGATACCAGACTTCAAACAGGCACACGCGGCGGTGCATTACGTCGCGCCACTCTTGTTCCCCGACCGACCATCCGCGCTCGATATCCCAAGCCATGGATAGATCGGTAGAGCGCCCGCCATCCTTGGAGAACAGCGCAGGGTCAATCGACTGCCAGCCGCTCGACGTGTGGTTAATCAGGTCCGCATGGTCCGGAAACATCAGCACGGCTTGCTTGCGATCCTGCCAGCGACGGCGAATCAGGTAGCGAGCATCCGACATATCGGGCTTCTTACGGTGAAAATCCCACCAGATTTCATTCCGATGGACTGACTGGCAGCGATACGGGTACTTGAACGGATCAGACTCGCGTGCCACCTCAACCCAGCCAATGCCTACCTTGATTTGCGAGGCGTAGGCTTCTCCGCAAGCTGTATCCGCGTGAGATTGGCGCTCTGCTTGATTGAGCCGATGATTCAGCGCGTCGGCTACGTCGTCTCCTTCCTTATCGCCGTCTGCGATTACGCGCCAGTCTGTGCGGTTTTTAACTTCCATTCCAAGCACGCTATCAATCGTAGGGCCGATAAGCGGCTCGATAGCAGGCGGCATACCACGCTCACGAAGGGCACGCATCACGTCCGAATCAAGCTGATTGCCGTCGCAGTAGTCTGACTCACGGTCCGCACGCATGCGCCAAGATGGCTGATTGCGGATCTCGGTCAGGTATTCCGTGAATGTTGCTAGGTCAATCTGATTGTCAGGGTTGTCCTGCACAGTCGGATTCGCAAACTCTTCTTGCGTGGTGGAATTTGTCATAAACATTATGCGGCCCGCCAATTTGGTGCTTCTCTCGGTGCTCTTTTCGTGCGATGGCGGACATTCTACATTCCGGCGTTCTCTGCCTGAGCCAACTGTCAAAACAGAACCGCGGCTTCA